GTAAAATTATGAATGTGAAAGATATCTCCGTCGTCAAGAAGACGGCCAATGTTGAACTCACTCACATCAAGCACATTCTCGGTCTTGAAACCGGCAAGGTCTACACGGATCTCAAACAATTGCGATATGGTCGTGTGATGATTATGACCGATCAGGATGTGGATGGTTCACACATCAAGGGTCTTCTTATGAATCTCTTTCATACCGATTGGCCCTCTCTGCTTCGTCTCGGCTTCCTCTGCTGTCTTATGACTCCGCTCCTCAAGGCGACCAAGGGCAAGACCACCCTCTGTTTCTACAGCGAATCGGAGTACGATGCGTGGCGCAACGGACTTACGGGCGCCGATGCCGGTGGCCGTGGCTGGAAGACCAAGTATTACAAAGGTCTCGGTACTTCCACGGCGCTTGAAGCACGTGAATACTTCGCAAATATGAATACGGTTGAATACACTTGGGACGACGCAGCGGACGCAACGATTGACCTCGCATTCAACAAGAAGCGTGCCGATGACCGCAAGGTCTGGCTCGGCTCCTTTGACCGTAAGCGACATCTTGAAGTCGGCGCCGGCGGAGGACGCGTCGGTTATTCCCGCTTCGTTCACGACGAACTCATTCATTTCAGTTCGGCCGATAACGTCCGTTCTCTACCCCACGTAATGGACGGCCTCAAACCGTCGCAACGCAAAATCTTCTGGTCCGCACTCAAGCGCAATCTTACTACTGAATTGCGAGTGGCTCAACTCGCCGGTTATGTGAGTGAAACGGCCGCCTATCACCACGGTGAAGCATCGCTCACCGGTGCTATCATCGGTATGGCACAAAACTTCGTTGGCTCTAACAATATCAACTTACTGACTCCTAACGGACAATTCGGTACTCGTCTTATGGGCGGCTCCGACTCCGCATCGCCCCGTTATATCCACACACATCTAGACGCAATCGCTCGTGCTCTCGTCAAAAAGGAGGACGATGCCATTCTTCGCTATCTGGATGATGACGGTCTCCCAGTTGAACCGGAAACATATCTTCCAGTGATTCCGCTCCTTCTGGTCAACGGTTGTATCGGTATTGGAACCGGATTCTCTACCAATGTCATTCCATACAATCCTTTGGATTTGGTAGCAGCCCTAGAAATGCGCCTTGGCGGAACGGTGAAAGACCTCAAGACCCATTCATTCAAACCTTGGTGGTTTGGGTTCAAGGGCAAGGTGGTCGCCGGTGCCGACGATAAGACCTGGATTACGAAGGGTCTCTACGAATTCGTTGATGACGAAACGGCAACGATTCGTATCAAGGAACTTCCAGTCGGTTGCTGGACCAAGGACTACAAGAACTTCCTGGACGAAATGATAAATGAACAGGAAGAACTCAAGTCTCAAGCGAAGAAGGACGGTTCTAAGCCGACGGTCTGGCTCCGTGGTTACGAAGAAGCGTACAATGATATTGATTGCGACTTCATCCTCCAAATGGACCCTGAATATTACCACGAAGCACGTGCGTATCCTAGCGACTTTGAAACTCGTTTCAAACTCACCACGCAACATAAGACGACGAACATGGTCGCCTTTGACGTTGACGGCACCATTCGCCGATTCGCCTCCCCAGGTGAAATCATTGAACGCTTCTACGGCGAACGTCTGTTGGCCTACGGCAAGCGTAAGGCGCACGAACTCGGTCGCCTGGAAACCGAAATTACCGAATTGTCGGCTCGTCTCCTCTTCATCAAATCGGTCATCAGCGGTAAGTTGGTCATCTCAAATGTTGAAGACTCGGTTCTGTATGCGGCTATGAAGAAGCTGGGACTTCCACCCATCTCCGATCCTGAAGGAACTGACCTCAAGGCGTACGAGTATCTCCTACGTCTTCGGGTAGACCGTCTTAAGGCGACGGCGGTTGCTGAACTTGAGCGGGAAGTTGCCGACCATCAGGAGAAGCACCGTGCTTTGACGGCGACCTCTCAGGAGATGCTCTGGCTCAACGACCTTCGTACCTTCCGCTCAGCGTACGAAGTGTATGCGAAAGCACGGGAAGATTCCTACGCTTCGGCTGCCGCTACTGCTGTCGTTGAAAAGGCACCTAAGAAGCGCGCACCACCTAAAAAAAAGGCTTAAATGGCAACGACTTCGTTCCAGCGTGACTCAAATTGACTGGTAACTTGATGGGGTCAGGGATGGTATTTATATCATTAAGGTAATACTTATACATGCCTAATTCGGCAAGTATTTTTGGCACAGTCCAGGCGGTTACACGGGCGTTGAGTTCAGTTATTTGCTCCGGTATTTCATACGGCAAATTACGGCTATACCATAAAAAGATGGCACGCATACACATAAATAAATCGTCAGTACTTACTGGGTCAATTAAGTCTCCAGACTTATCGTACACTGTTTTGCGAATAGCATTTTGAATAATTTGAAAATTGGCCTGAGAGAAGAAGGCCTGATTCAGGGGTGTCTGTTCAAAATTGCCACGAATTCCATCTTGTCCGGCGGTGGATGGCGCCTGTGTAGTATATTTGAAACCGGGCAAGTTCATTACATCCTTGTCCATAGGTGCGTTAAGGGATACTCTTCCTGGAGTTTGTTCGTCAAGAGTGCTCATTGTCCTTGTTTTAGAATATTTTTTTCTTTTTACAGGATATAAACAAATGACTTCCGTTCTCCACTACAACAACCAGATTCCAATGAATAAGCTCTACATCAACTTTACTGCCATCCAGTCAACCATTGTAGATTCCAACAACAATGTAGTTCCCTGGGTCGTCTCCCCAGTTGCTGGCGGTCTCTCCACTGCTGGTGCCGCCGTTCTCCGTGATATGGGTCGCAACGTCTACATCCCTGACCCTAACTTAGCTACATCGGTCGGTAGTCAGTCAACTATCCTCCGTCGCGTTCAGCTCGTCCCAACCGGTACAAACGGATACTACGGTACTGGTGATGTTGGTGCCGCTTTAGCCGGTACTGAAACTGATTTCCTCTGCGGTTACATTCGTCTCGGTGCTCAGACATATGCTGGTGGTACAGGTACCCCAACTGGTGTTGTTCGTCTCAACTAAATGTTGAATAGCGTTAAATTTCTATACATTTATTTATTAAATAAATGTAAAGTAAATGTCAAAGCATAATAGTTTAGTTCGTACGCATCAAGTATATGTTAATAGCGGTCCACTCCATTCAACAATCGTAGACTCCAATAATCTTCCGGTTTCCTGGGTTGCCGACTCAACCATCACCTCTCTCTTATCTAAGCCTGGCCGAGTCGCCTTTAAAGACATGGGTACATACATTCCTGACCCTAATCCAAATGAACCTTATTCAAGTATTCTGCGTAAAATTAAGTTAATTAGAAGCGGTCTTTCGCAACCAGGAGTTAGTACAAATGCCGATTTATATACTGGCTATATTCGTATGGGGGTTCAGCCCAGCACCATGACCTGTTTTTTCCCGAGCACGATTTCTCGTTTAATTTAATTATTTTCTCACCCACAGATATAAACAAATGTCTTCCCAGATTCGTTACAAGAAGCAGATTCAGCCAAATGCTCTCTACATCAACATTGCATCAGTTGTATCTACAATTGTTGATTCCAACAACAATATTGTCCCTTGGTTAGTATCCGGCGCTGGCGCCAATTACAATCTCATCGGCCAGGCCTCTACCCCAGGTGCCTTAGTTCTCCGTGATATGGGTAAGATGCTCTACCGCCCCGATCCTAACGTCCCTACCGCCGTTGGTTCCCAGTCTACATTATACCGCCGCGTTCAGGTAGTCACAACTTCCAACAACACCACAAACGGTAGTGGTGGTTACTACGGTACAGGTGACGGTGCCCCAGCCGGTACTGGCTCGGAGACCGACTACTACTGCGGTTTTATCTCCCTGGGTGCCCAGATCTACGGCGGCGGCAACGGAATACCCACCGGTGTTGCCCGACTCAATTAAATAGTCCGGTATTTTTTTTCTTCATACTTGATATAAACAAATGACTTCTATTGGACGCAGACCCAATCAGATTCAAGCCAATAAGTTATGGGTTAACTTCGCCTCTTTAACATCATCTATTGTTGATTCCAACAATAACCTTGTTCCCTGGGCTGTTTCAGGTGTTGCCGCCAACTACTACCCTCTCGGTCTTCTCTCAACCCCTGGCTCTGCGGTTCTCCGTGATATGGGTCGCAATGTTTACATCCCTGACCCTAACTTAGCTACATCGGTCGGTAGTCAGTCAACTGTCCTCCGTCGCGTTCAGCTCGTCACAACCGGTACAAACGGTTACTACGGTACTGGTGATGCTTCTACAGCACTTGCCGGCTCAGAAACCGACTTCTACTGCGGTTACATTCGTCTCGGTGGACAGACATACGGTGGTGGTACAGGTGTTGCCACTCCAGTTGCCCGTATCAACTAAATACTGTATAATTTCAAACATTTTATGACAATTATCTTGTAGATAATTATCGCAAAAAAATTATTATAAAACATTAGTAGAAGTATGTCAGTAGTGAACACTATAGCTGCCAAGAAATGGGCGGAGACAATGAAGACTATTAAGAAAAACGGCTATTTAATCACTTCCGTTCTTTTGACAGTTGGTTTAAGTTATTTCTTTTATACATCAATGAATCGTCCTGTAGCAGGCGTTCTTTGGTTTATTGGAGGAGGCCTAATCTTCTTTTACTACTGGATTAAATGGTTTGTAACGCCCCCACCTCCGGACCCAGATTTTATGACAGGCGTCAATGCCTGCCCCGACTATCTCTCGGTCGTACCCAACAACAATGGAATGTACACTCCAACCACCCCAACACAGTATTATTGTGTTGATTATGTCGGTGTAAGCCGTAACGGTGGACTCAAGAAGATGGATCCTACCAAGATTCAAACCCTCATTAACGACCCAGCGTACCGATTCTCAGTAGACCCCACTGTAGACTTTGCTACAACTGCTGGAAAAGCAAATTTTATCCAGCGTCTAATGGCAGCAGGACTTTCATTTAACTCGGTTGGTGATAATTCAGCAGCTACACAGACCACAAATTCTAACGGTTCGCCTATGTTCAGTCAATAATTCTAAAACTGCCGTCTAATTAGAGATGTCCGTACCATCGAATGCTGCGGCGAAAAAGTGGCAAGAAACTATGCTTGACATTCGTAAAAAATCGTATTGGATATTTGGTCTTCTTATTCTAGGATTCAGTGCGTATTTTTACTACACCGGTTTGAAAAAGCCAGTAGCAGGTGTTTTATGGTTTTTGGGTGGTTTTATCATCATTTATTACTACTGGGTCAAATGGTTCGTTCTACCGACACCGCCAGACCCAGACCTTGTAACGACAGCAGGTTCATGCCCCGATTATTTATCAGTTGTTCCTAATAACATAGGCATTTACTCGCCATCTACTCCAACCCAGTATTTCTGTGTAGATTACGTCGGTGTAAGTCGTAATGGCGCTCTTAAAAAGATGAATCCTGATCAACTTCAAACCCTAATAAAAGATCCATCCTATAGATTTTCGGTTGATCCTGTCGTTGATTTTGCGAATGAATCCACCAAAGCAGCCTTTATTCAGCGCTTGATTCGTGCCGGTCTCTCGTTCAATTCGGTCGGTGATAGTTCAACTCCAGCGAATATGGGCGCCGGTTCAAATATTCCAACATTTAGCGGTACGACAACTGTAGTTCCACCTACTCCAAGCGGTTTAACACCTGTTAGTGGAGTAACGGGTTCCAAATAACAACCTAAAGCCCACGAGCCAACTAATATCTAAATGGCGACTATTCATACTAGCCTTTTTAGCCAAATCATTGATTGGGCGAAAAAGCCTGCGCCACGCAACCCGTCATCGCTGTTTCTCTACGGACCACCAGGCATCGGTAAGACAACTCTTGCTCGCCTGGCCCTCGAACAAGCCGGTTATCGTGTAGTCGAATGGAACGCATCCCAGCATCGTCACAAAGCGGCCGTTGAAGAGTCACTGGTGCCTCTTTTGCGCAGTTGTAATGTTGCGGACTTTTTTCGGCCTGAGGGTCCACGCAATCTCGGCATCATCTTGGACGAAATAGACGGTATGTCGGTCGGTGATAAGGGTGGGTTGTCCGAGTTGGTACGGATATTAAAGGAATACAACGGACACAATGCCATCGTCTGTATTTCTAACGAATGGATGGAGAAGAAGTTTCAACCCTTTTTGAAATTATGTAAAACGTTTCAAATAACCGCCCCTTCACCTGGAGACGTCCATTCTTTAATTATGACGCAGTTTGAAAAGACTCCTAAGAACTGTGACTTAATGAAACTCGCCACCGACTTACTCACCGTACATTCCGGCGATTTACGAAAAATCTTACAATCGGTTCGTGAAATCAAAACCGATATGATGAATGGAACTATCTCGGTTGCGGATGTCAAAAATACGATTGAAGTGGGGTTGGCCGACGCCAAAGCACTCGGCTCAAATCGTATTCGTCGTAGCGAAACGATTAAATCGGCGGTAGTGCAACTGTTACGAGGAAGTTTAGATATGACGACCGAAGTACCGCTAAATAATAATGACTTGAATTTAGCGGGTCTTCATCTACACGAATCGTTGCCCACCTGGCTCTGTCGCTTCGTAGGAAATAATGAACGGGGCTACGAAATCTACAAATCGGTGTTTCAAACCATTTTGGCCAGCGACCGTCTGGACTATTATACATTCTTCTTTCAGCATTGGACACTGTTCCCACTCACGTACCAGGCGAAACTCCAAGCGGTGAATCAAATTCTATTCGGCCGTTACTCCGTCAACGACGAAAAAACATCTGTTTGGAAAGAT